ATTCGTTGTTAATCGTAGTAGTCCGATTAACATCGAGCAGAAACACGATGACCGCGGATCACCGAAGTTTTCGTTGGTCTCACCTCCTTGTTCACCAGCGGCCACATCACAACCTGCTGTTTTGCTTTGGAAAGCTAAAACGCAACAAACCGTAGCTACTCCACCTACAGTAGTTACATCGACCGCAGCCACACCTGACAAAGTTAAAGCCTCTAATCCATTTAACTTTGGTCTTACCGCTCCTAAACCAGCACGTGTAAGTCCCGTTCTGAAGAAGAATTTCGGCGTCTCACCTTGTAGTCCTAGCTACAGCCCAGAACCTCAGAAGAAAATTAAACGTGTCAATCACTGCAAGAGGAATCTGGTTAAGAAGAAGGTTCAGTGTCATGATGCAAAGATCAAGGAACTGACAGAACGGATGTACAGAATGCGCGTGTTGGAAAAACAATTGCGTAAATTAGAGAATGAAGTTGACGTTCGTACAAAAGATCTTGGGGAGTTTGAAGAAAAATATAAGGTTTTGAAGTTAGCTGAAAAACGCGTGGATACAGTCGTAGATCCTGAGATTAAAGTAGCTCAAGAATTTACTCAGAAATGTCAGGAAATCGATGACATTAAATCTCAGACGATTGATGACATTAAAGATGTCAAGATGGATAGCGATCAAGAGGACGATTTGATTGCTGGTCAATATAAATCTGAAAAAGCTGACAATAATATTGACCCAGGTTATGAATTTATTGTTTCTGTAAATGAATTTGGAGTCCCTGTTAAGGAAAATCCTTTTCAATGGTGGAACCCATGGACCTGGTTCCGCCAAGGGACACGGAGATGGTCCCACGCCCGCACTGCAACCGTAAAAGGAAATTTGCGGGGTGTCTTTGAAGAAGAAGCCAAATTGTTGCGCGACAATGCCCACATAATGGAATATGTGGTTGAGACTACTTCGCCTCATTGGTTCTTCATTGAGCCCACTTATCAGAAGGAATCTGTCCTGGTGTCCGGTCAAGTCACTGCAAATGCTACTACAAGATTTTCAGATGACACACCAGATCCCGAACGTATCTCCAAATTTCTTTCGCATTTATATGCTATTAATGTCGGGAGATCAGTTATTCAACTGAAATTTGATGATTCTTCTGAAACTGTTGTCCGAAATATGTCGAGTATTGTTTGGACTTCAGCAGTTCTTGCTTCCGACCTTCTTGTTGATGGCACGGCTCTACGCCATTTTCAAGAAAGCCCGCGTCTGGCATGTACCTCTTCGGGTACCGTCTCCATGATGTGGGCTTACCTCCAATTACGCACTGTAAACGCCATAAACTGGTTGTTCACCAATCGCGTGTGGAGCATCGTCGGGCAATGTATCTTAGGCTTCCTTGTCACGTCGCTGATGTCGCATTACCTGCCCCAGATTGCCGCGATAGCCATTCGCTCATTGAGTCAATCAAATACCGCATGTTAAAGCC